CCAGCAATGCTTAGTTCGTCTGGGCCACGGCCAGTGCTCGCGTGATTGTGTCGCGTCTTGATTGAGAGCGACGGGTTCACAACGTCATATCCAGCGTTCATTGCTTCGCCGGCAATCGCGTTGTCGCAGCCGATGTAGCCCAGAGGAATCGTGCTCCCGACGCCAACAAGCTCGCCGCCGATCCACGCCCATGCGTCTTGCGAGCCAGAGTAAAAGCGTTCGCCCTTGACTTGCCCGATCATGCGAGGCGAAGCGTCTGTCTCCCATCGAGTCAGCGTCACCAGAACCTTCTCGCCAACAACCGCCCGTATCAGATGAGCGCTCGCGTCGAACTGAATGTCGGCGTTAGCGAGCACGCAGACTTGGCCGCTGTGCTGCTCGGCTGCCACGCGAAACGCACGGCCGAACGTGAGCCTGCCTGAACCTTGCATCACAAAGATTTCTTTGAACGCTTGGCAGTTCTTATTCGCTTCTAGCGTCGCCGCGAGTTCGCGGGCACGCGACTCGTCTGCCGGCACGTAGTGCTCGATCATCAAGATCACAGGAGCGGCTCCACTTCCACGAAGTCGCGAACAGCACTGCCGCCCAGGTCGTCGGCCGTCACTGGCACGTGGTGGTACTTCGCGTGCCACTCTGGCCCTGAGACGTGCGTGCCCTTTTCGGCTCCAATGTTCTGAATGCGGCTGACAGTCGGGAATGCTTCCCACCGCGTGCCGCGAATCACGTTGTTCACGATGATGTCCCAGCTCGGGCCGTCTTTGCTCGTCCACCGATCGCGCATCTCTGCCCAGCGGTCGATCCACGTGCCCCAACCCCAAGGCGTGAACCAACGCCGCGTTCCGCACTCGGCGGGCCTGCCGTTGCTCTGTTGCTGGTAGCCGCTGACCGTGAACACGTTCGCATCGTGGCGGTACTTGTCGCGAGCCCACGAGAACCAGAGCAGGGCATCACGGGTCGGAACCGTATCGTCCTCAAAGTGCAGGTGAAACTCCGACTGCATGACATCAAACCCGTACCGCATAGACGTGTAGATTGAGTCGTTACATCCGGCGTGCCGCTCGTAGGCCAAGCACTCAAATCCATAAGTGCCGGCAATGTGCTTCGACTTCTCGGTCTCTTCGCATGGGTCGAGCAGAACAGCGACCCGGCAACTTGAAACACCGACGCACTTCGAGACCGCCTCGCACGTGCGTGCGAGATACTCAGGCCGGTTGTATCCGCTGATCGTGATATTCATGCTCTTACCCAGATCGCGGCCCCATTTCGCACGTGCGGGCTTTGCCAGTGCAGCCGCCACGCCGGGTCGGCCGCGAGCTCCGCGTGAGCCCGGGCGCACTTGTACGCGTGATGCACGTCATCGAGCATCAAGCACCGGCAGCGATCTCTGGCGAGCCGGTAGTCGTCAAAGCCAGTGAACTCGCCGCCATCGACCAGCACCACGTCGAACGTGTCGGTGTTCGTTTCGAGGAACCCGGCCTCGCCGCTTCGCATCTGATCCATCGTCTCGTGCCACCACGACTCCACGAGGTCGCGCGGGTAGCGGAGATGGTTGTGCGGCGAGCCCCACACGTCGCGGTCGAAGTCGCTGGGCGTGAGCGATGCCATCGACACCGACGGCTGCCGCAGCGGCAGCACCCACGCGTGCTCGCGGACGACCCACGCCAGGTGCCGGAACCGCTCGGGGTCGGTTTCCAGACACACTAGCCGCGGGTCGCCCGCGTGCCGCAGCGCCTCGATGAACACTTGCGTCGAGCCGAGCCCGTCCATGCTGCCGATCTCAAGCACGCTTTCATACGCGTGCTCGCGGATCGTCTGCACGATCGCCCGACCGAACGGATCGCTTGTGCTTATCTCGGCTGGCATGATTCACTCGTATCGGATGACGGCGAAATACTGACGACGCGTCGGCGAGTAGGCGACGCCTCGCTCCACGATCCGATAGCGCCCGTAGAAGCAGCAGTTGCGATACGCCGCGTCGGGCGTGCTGCCAGTGCCGATCCCTTCCCGCCGGCCGCCAGCCCGGCCGCAGTGCCGAAGGACGCCGGTGCGTGCCATCTCCTCGGCGTCTTGCTGGGCCGACGAGATGACGACGCGGCGGGCGTAGATGTTCGTGTCGGCGAGGGCCGGAACACAGAACAACAGGGAACAAACGAGAACAAACGGTCGCATGGGATTTCTCCTTCAGGTGCGTCGCCGGTCCATCGGCGACGTGCGACCGACTATCGCGATCGTGTCAAGAAATCCGCACGACGGTGCGGGGCTCGTCGCCATAGCTCTTCTCGACCACCACCCGGCTCACCTGGGTGTCGTCAACCCAGGCGACCCCGTTCAACGCGTCCTCGATACCCTTCAGGCAGTTCGAGCAGTCAGGCCGCGGCAGCCGCGGCGCGTCGGGCCTCAGCCCGCTCTTGCGGTAGTGGCTTTTCGGTCTTCCGAACACGAGATCCACGATCAGCGTGAGCGGCACGGCGTCGGTCGGAGTTGCACCAGCCTTGCGGGCAGCGGCGGCGATCGCCTGGCGGTAGGCGTGGATCGGATGGTCTCCAGGCGTGTAGGCCCGTGCGAATCCGCCGCGCGTTGAGACCCTCGCTCGCGGCTGCGGCACCGGGTTGCCCGGCACCGAGAAGGTCAGCGTTTCCATTCCGCCATGCTCGCGCCGCCGTCAAGTTCCTCGCCGACGATCCCGCGAATCCACGCCAGGTGATCGCTCACCCGGCAATGCCCGCTCTCCTCGCCGGCACGGCTCTTGAGCGTCGGCCCGCCGTTGTCTCGCGACGTGTAGGAGTTGATCCCCGCCAGCCGCCCGGCCACAAACCGCGGGCCGCCCGAGCACCCCGGGGCGATGCAGTATTCGAGCGGGCTGCTCCCCGGCATCGCCAGGCACACGATCACCCCGGGGTCGATTCTGTGAATCGTGTTCGTGCCCGCGCGGAGCTTGCCGTCGTCGGTCGTGTAGCCCGACGAGAGCCTCCCGGTGAGCCCGTAGCCGGCGATCGACACGAGCCTGCCGTTCGACTCGCCGCCGTCGCAGAGCGGCGGATAGAACGCCAGAGCGAATCCGGCCGGCACCTCAAGCACGGCGAGGTCGGCGCGGCCCATACCACCGTCGCGGTATTGCGGGTGCATGTGCACCTTGCCGATCCGCCACGCGCTCGTGCCGCTGGTCACGAAGCCGACCGCCAGATCCTTCGCAACGTGCCCGGCCGTCAGAGCGTAGTGCTCAGAGATTGCCACGGCGGTCGCCGCCATCGGCTTGTCGTGCTCGCTGATCGCATCAATCCGCAGCGTGTACGGGGCGAATCCCGCCGCGTACTCGGTGTAGCGGCTGTCGGGGTGCTGATCGTCAATCGTCCCGGCCAACGCCGGGAGGCACAGCACGGCGAGTAGCAGCAATCCCCGCATACCCCGATTGTTCCGGGGGTGATGTGACTCTTGCAGTCAGAGCGGCGCGGGCTCCCAGTCGCCGTAGCGGTTCCGCCGGAACTGGCGAACGTCTTGAAACCCGAGCGACTTCGCGAGCGTGACGCACTCGGTAGAGAACACGGCAATCGCTTTCGTGCGGTCAAGGTAGCCCGTCGCGAGTAGCGTCAGGGCGGCGATCCTCGCGAGCCCCTTGCGCCGCCACTCTGGATCAACGTAGCCTTCGAGCGTCTGAAGGCCACGCCAGAGATGCGTCGCCACCCAGCCGATCGGCTCTGGGTCATACACGACGACCATCGGCGTGTCGGTGCTTGAGTCGATGAGCTCGCGTTGCATCTCGGAACCAGGGTTGCACAACGCGCGAGCGATGTACTCGGCGTCCTCGATCTCAATCGTCATCGGTGTTTCGGTGGCGATGAACATCAGCCAAGCGCTCGCATCTCTTGCAAGTGTTTCACCTTGAGAGCGGCGGCACGCTCCGCGATCTGCGACGGTGTCGGATCTTTCGTCACCACCTTGTCGCGTTCGGCGATTCCGAACTGCCGCCGCAGCTTGTACACGTGGTTGATTTTCACGCCGAAGCGTCGTGCGATCGTGGCAACCGGAGTTCCCAACTCCCACAATCCGCGAAACTCTCCGGCGTCGATGTTCAAGTGCTTCGCCATGCTCACTCTCCGAGCGGCATCACGAGCCCGGTGTAGTCGTCGCACCGGAACACGACGGCACCCGAAGCGTCCTTCGTCAGAATCGACACCGTCGGCTCACCGTCGGCCGGCAGGCCGTCGAGGAACTGGAGCACGAAACTCGGGTCGAGTTTCACCGTGCACTCGTTCCCAGCCTCCACGACAGGGCACGTGACCGACGCCGTCCCGTGCTCGCTACTCTGCCCCTTGAGAGCGATCGTGTCACCGTCGAACGTGAACTCGACGCCTTTCGACTGCTCGCTCGTGCAGATGCTCGCGGAACTGGTCGCGGCCCGCAGTTCGGCAATCGTCGCCGTAGTCGGGCTCGTGTCGTGCTCGGGTATCACGTCACGCCAACGTGGGAACTTGCCTTCAACGAGACGGGCAATCACGCGGGCGTTTGGCAGCGTCGCGATCAACTCCGACGCTGTCGAGTCGATTTGCACCGCCTCCTCGTCGTGCCCGTCGCAAAGGTCGCGGATCGTCTCCATCGCAGCAACCGGCACGAGCCGCTGGGCATCGTCGGTGTCCTGCCCGATCTCGATCTCAGACGACGAGAGCCGCCGGCCGTCGGTTGCGATGAACGTCACCGTCCCGTCGCCGCGGTTCACCTCGACGCAGATCCCGCCGAGCGCGAAACGCGTGCCCTGAGTGTCGGTCGCGTAACTCACCGCGTTCACAGCACGGGCGAACTGGTCGCAGGGGATGCGGGCCAATGCCGGCGCGTCCTCAAGCCCCGTGCCCGGGAACTCAGCGGCGCTCTCGGTCGGCAGCGTCCACTGCGCAGTGCCCGCCTCGATCGTGCACGTCGTCCCGTTCGGCGTGATCCGCACCTGGCCCTGCCGCGCCGCCCGCAGGATCGCGAGCGTCCGGTGGTACGGGAGAAGAACGGGCTCGCCAGCGTAGTCGATGTAGCACTCGATCCGCAGTTCGCCGTTCGCCGCAACGAGTCGCCCGTCACAGAGCAGCACGTTGTTCAGAATCGCATTGAGAGGGCGGTTAGAGACCGCGTTTTTCACTGCGTTCATCGCTGCCGTGAGCGTCACGATATCGAGGGCGGTGCCACTGCGCCGCCGCTTCCGTTCTGCCGTTGCTGTTGCTGTCGTCATTGAGAGAATCCTTTCGTCTCAGGGATGCACCAACCAAAATCCCAAGGGCGAACGTCGCCGCCAGGATGATTTCGCCAATCGAGAGCATTACGAAGTCGCGCACGCTCATTGCAGCACCTCGATCGCCCGGGCCTTGCCTGGCGTGCGTCGAACGTAGCCCTTGCGTTCAAGAGCCTTGAGGTGACACGCCACGCCGTTCGGCGACGCGATCTTGGCGGCGGCGCAAAGTTCGCGAACAGTCGGCCCGTAGAGCCGAGAGTGCTCGATCACGAGATCGAGGAGCTCACGCTGTCGCTTCGTGAGTGCTTTCGGTTCGTTCGATTCGATCGTCATCGGATTCCTTTCCGGGGGATGAGTCAGCGTGTGCCGCTCGTGTTAGTTCGTCAACCGACAATCCGTCGCCGGTCGAATCAAAAATCGGTCTGCCTGGCCGGAGATGCCGGGCCGGTCTCAAACCGGCACCGGCAGTCTCCGGTACTGAAACGTCACTGTCTCTTCTTACTGAAGAGACACTGACTAATACTGAAGTGTGGTCACCGCCTGTGTGCGCTCCGGTCACCACTCGTGTGCGCTCCGGGCACGAGCCGTGACCGGGGTGGTCACCACTCGTGTGCGCTCCGGTCACGGCTCGTGACCGGGGGCGGTCACCACTCGTGACCGGGGGGGTCACGGCTCGTGACCGGGTAGAGACGATGTAGGTCGTCCGAGAAGTGCCTGTTCCTTTGTCCAGAATCTCCAAAATGCCAGCGTCGAGGAGTTGCTGGATGCCCCTCCGAGCAGTGTTCGGGTGAACACATAAAGCCCTCGCGGCCTGCCGGATGGCGAACTTGACCTGGCACGTCGTCCAAGAGCCCGTCAGGAACACGTAATGGGCCACCAGACGACCTTCGCTCCGCAGGCCGGCCAGAGTCCCGTCGTCCATAAACGACCGCCACCGCGTGCGTAGCTCGGCCTTATGGCTCCTAGCGACATCGGCTTTCTTGCTCATGGGTTTGCCCGCCAGTTCACGTTTGAGAACTCGGCAAACTCGGGGATCGTGGTGGCGTCCTCGAACTGTTGGTACTTACCGAAGAACCAGAGATCGACATCTGCCATCTGGCCTTGGCGAATCTTTTTGGCCTTCAGTTGAATCTTGATCTCGCCATCCGCCCCGACCTCTCCCATCCGGTATCCGAACAGGAGATTGTCAACGTCGAAGTCGATCTGGTTGCTTCCCTTCCCGATGTTTCCGATTTCGGTGTTGTGATCACAACCCTTCGCGATATTCGTTACAAGGACCGTCGCCAGGTTGTGCACGGTCGTGAGTTCGCGGAGCTTCTGCAAGCAGTCGTTGATCTCGCCGGTTTTGTCTTGGAAATGCCGCGTCGATCGAATCAGTTGGAGGTAGTCAACAATGAGCAACTTGGGCTTGTCCTTGATGACTGCACGCTCGATCTTGTCGATCACAAGCGGCGTCTCGACTAGCTTCAGCCGAGAGCCGATTGTGCTCGCAAGTTTCACGGCGATCTCGCGAGCCGGCGACCGCTTGTGAATCACGTCCTGAAGAGTCAGGCCGTTCTCGCGTCCCGCAAAGTTGCAGATTGATCGAGCAGCAAGGGCCGCCCGTGTCATCTCGCCGAGACACCATATCGCCACCATCTCGTGATTGTTCAGCAAGCATTGGATCGCGAGTTGAAGGGCAAGGGCACTCTTGCCGACGCCCGGGGCCGCGGCCAGCGCTGTCATCTGCCCGAGCGGGAGCCCGCCGTCGAACAGGCTGTCCAGGGCGGGAATCCCGGTCTTGATCGCAGGCGTTTCTTCCTGAGTGATCCAAGCGTCGATCGCGTCCACGAGAGTCGGCGTCGGCGTCTCGTCGGCGGCATCGGCCACCGGCACCGCCTCTTCAGCCTTCCCGAGCACGGGGAGCCGTGTCCGCTTCCAAGCGTTTGCGATCTGCCGCGGGCAGTCCTCTAGGTCTTCCGAACGCAGGCCGACGCGCCGCATCCGCTCCATGATGAGCGTTGTGGCGTCCTGCACACCCCAGCCACGGGCCGCGAGGTCGCAGGCGACGGTGAACATCGTCTGTCGCCTGCCGGCTGGAAGCGTGAAACCCTCCTCAAGGAACCGACGCGTGAGGTCGCTCAGGCTCTTGGGCTGCACGACAACTGTCTGCGTGGCCTGGTTCGCAAACCTCGCCAGCGGATAGACCCGCGTCGGGTCGATGTCTTTCATAACGGCATACGGCTGCTGCTCGTGCTTCCAGTTGATGAATCCGGGGAGCCGCATGATTCGCGGCCAGTCGCAAATCGACTGATCAGACCCGAGAGACGCCGATATAGCCTTCATCCGGTCGTGCCAGGCGTCGGCGTCGGTCATCGGCTGATCGAGCCTCCACCACGCGTGGATGCCACCGCCACTTTCAAGGGTTGCGGTGGGCCAGGGGAGCCCAGCCACCTTGATGCGGCTCATCGCCTCCTCGAAATCAACGCCGCCGTCGAAGTCCGCAAACAAGCACCGGGCCAACAGAACGCCTTCGGCCTGCGACGCGCCCTTCGCCTTCCTCGGGTTGCCGCCGAAGTACGCGTGCACTCGCTGCTGCTCGTCGCTGTTGAGCCTCTGGAGCCACTCCACGATGTCGGGGATCTCGGCCAGCGTGGCCCATCGGCGACCGGCCGCCGGCGGCAGAGGCCGGAACTCGATGATGTCCTCGGGCTCGAAGATCGCGCCGAGAAAATCAATGCACTGGGAGAGCGTGTCCATCTAGTTCCCTTCCCTTGAGATCCTTGTACGGATGGCATTTGTTGTGGCAGTCGCGGCAAAGCGAGACGAGATCGCAGACGAGCTCGTCAAACAGGCGTTCGTAGGTCGCGTGGTGCACGTCCGTTGCTACCGATTCCATGCAGCCTTGGCACAGGTAGCGATCTCGCTCAAGCGCTTTTGATCGCTTGGCATACCACTCGTAGGAATCGAGGTAGGCGAGGTACTCGGCCCGCCTAGACTCGGACAATTCTGTCCGAAGCTCGTCCGCGAGAGCCCTTGCGTGCTCGTGGAAGCGACGCTGAAGGGCGTCATCCCAGAGCGGCAGCGCGTCGATGTCCACATTTGCGGGCTTGGGAACCCACGGCCCCGCGCCGGTCTTCAAGTTGTCGATCGAGCCGCACCGAACGCACTGGTACGTGTAGTACGTTTTGCCGCCGGCGGTAGGCTTTCGCACTAGGCGGCTGTCGTGAATCGTGCACTCCATTGCACCCTCTCTTTCAATACGCCCCGCCGCGTCGAAGCGGCGTCGCGTCCGCTCACAAAACGCCTTCTCGCGTCAGATCACAAAATCGAACCCACCGCTTGTCGATCACATAAAAGTGGCAGTCACGGCCTTGGATCGTGTCGCGGCGCGTCTCGATCTGCCATTTGTCTCGCGTCCAGCCGTAGACGACCGCCGCGTGAGTGCGGCTGGCGTTCTCGATCACGTAGGCGAAGACCGGATCGGAAGCCTTGGCGTCTTCCTTGTAGACCTCGTCCACAATCACGGTCGGATACGGGTAGTCTTCTTTGCAAGTGAAGTGAAGGTTGTTGCGAACTTTGTGCTCCACTCGTCCTTGAACCATGATGTCGCCCTCGTCGGCGTAATCGTGGCGGATGCTGGCATCGGGCCGCGTCCGCTCTGGTGGCAACCAAGCCTGGATGCCGTCGCGCCGCAGCTTGTCGGCGAACTGGTTGACTGCGACGCGGCTAGCGTCGAGGTCGCGAACGAATTTGTCGTCGTCCTTCATGCCGCAGTCCCTTGCGGGTGAATCTGTTGATGGTGTCGAGGCGCTAGTCGCTCACGACGACCTTTCCACGGCCACCGCAATCCGCCCCAAGAACTCCAAGATGCTTTCGCGAAACACTCGCTCTTGATCGTCAAGAATCGGGTGGGCATCCGCAGCAACTGCTTGGCACTGCGAAGGCTTGCGGTTTGCCTCCAAGTACGCGTCGGCCTCTTTTTTGACCACCAAAACCGCGCGAACGCCCGGAATGGTTTGCGTTCGTATTTCCCGTCGCTTTTTGGCTTCAAGCAGCATCCGGTAATCGTCCCCCGGGTTGCCGTGCTTTTTGTGGAGCCTTGTGTCATACGAAGACATCAGTACCCAGCCGTCGGGTATCGCGCTCATTTCTGCACCTCCTTCTGCATCTGTGTTTTGATTTGCGACACCGAGCCCTTGTTGATCGCAAGGCGGCGGCAGATCGCCGACGCCGTGACGCCTTGGGCAAGCAGTTGTCGCACCCGTTCGACGGGTACGCGGTTGAGGGGTGGCATTCCAAGCCTCCAGTCAAACGAGGGCAGGGGTTCTCGGGGTTTTCGTCCGCAGTTGAGACCAATCGCAATACGCTTGTTCAAAGAGGGCTGGCGACCGATGGCCCAAGTGGAGCCTCCCGGCACCGGCCTTCTCCATCTCGCAGTGAGTAGCACCAGAGCGACGCAGCCACTTCGAGGAGCCGCCGACTCCGAGAGAGTCGAGGAGCTCGCGCATGTACCGCATCGCCATTCGGCGACCGCAGGCCCAGCCAAGAATCCGCCCGTCGGGCGAGGCCGCGAGCATCTTGTCGATCGCGTCGAGGCACGCGGGCGTGAGCGGGCGGGTGATCGGGTCGCCCGTTTTGCTCTGCACCCACGCCAGCGTGTCGCCGTCGATATGGTCGCGGGTGAAACTCATCACGTCGCCGAACCGAGCGCCACACTCGTAGCCCACGAGCACCCAGCACACGAGGAGGTCGCCGAGATCGGCACCGCTGCGAAGCCTTTTGCCGGCCTTCGCCTTCGCGGCATCAAGGACCGCCTTCAGTTGCGGCACCGTCCACGCCTTCGTCGGCTTCCGCTTGGCCTTCATCTTGAGGACGCCGCGGGGGGCTTCCTTGACGAGCCCACGCTGGTAGCCCCAGTTCCAGAGCGAGAGCAGGATCGTGCGCTCCGATCGCGTCGTGAGCCCGCTCGTCTCTTCGACGCGCTTCGTGAGGTAGCGGTTCATCCGTTCCACCGACAGCGGCCCGGCGCGGCCCGCGACTCGGGTCACGTTCGCCGCGTAGTGCTTCGTGACGACACGCTCGGCGAGGTAGAGCGGGGCGATCTCAGAGAAGGTGTTGAGGGATTTCATGATTCATCATCCTTGTGTATTAGCCCTGTGACGCCGGGCCGGCGGCGAAGTCACCCCGGCAAGGGAGGTCGCTTCTGGGCCTTCACAGCGGTGGTTTGTTTCGCGACTCCCGCGGCGCGTCCGCCTCGCCGAGCCTGGCGAGTCTGGCCCTGCGGCTGGGCCTTTTTCCGTTTCATTTGCGTCCACGTGTCGTGCCACGCCATCACCACTCTCCTCCGAACTTCTGACGCATGCGGTTGCTGTACTCGTCCTCACGCCCGACCGCCGCAGCGGCAGCCGCGTGATGCGAACCGGGCTTGATCACGATGTCGGGCTCTAACGCCTTGCCGATGTCCGCGATGAACGTCGCCCGCTGGCCTTGCTCCTCTCGGATCTCGGCGTCGATCTCATCGAGGCAGGAGTTCCACAGTCGATTCGCAGCGTGCCGGTCGTCGTCTTCGTCGTCAAAGATGTTCATGCCTTAGAGCCTCCCTGCATGAAGTTCGAGGTGGTGCTTTCGGCACAACCACCTCACAGCCAGCGGCTTGGAATAGTCATCGTGGTGAGCATCCACTTGTTCGCAGTCGCAGACTTCGCACGGCTTGCGAACAAGGAGACCGGATCGCAGCGAACGATTGACAGCAGCCCTGGCGGCGGTCTTCGCAGGGTTTGCGGCGCGATACCGAACCTGCCGAGTTGCAAGAGTCTTCTGCCGCCTTTCAGTGTGAAACCTCTCGCGGTCGTATTGGCGGTAATACTCAATGTTGGCAAGTCGATTACGCCTCACGTCTGCACGAGTGCATTGCTTGCACTTGTTGAGAGTTCCGCCGGCCATCGCGTTGTGCATGTAAAACTCAGATACGGGCAGAGTTCTTTTGCACTTGAAGCACTGCTTCGCCATCACGCACCCCACATGACAAGAAGGAACGGAAGCAGCCACGCAAAAGGAATTTCGTCCTCGGGCAACGCCGCCACGATCCTCTGCGCGGCCGTGCGGCGATCGGCCGACTTCTTCGCTGGCGTCGCAGTGGCCGGCAGATACCGCTTCACCACGGCGCTGACCTTGCCGGCCTTCGACGTGTAGTGCGTGATCTCCACGCTCACTTTCTGGCCTTCGAGCTCGTCAGGCCGGAGCGTGAGCCGCCCGTCCACCGCGATGATCCCGACCGCCGCGGCGAGTTGCTGGGCACGCCACGCCAAGTGGGCGGGGAGGTCATCGAAGACGAAACGATGATTGCCGTCGGAGGCAAGCCGCAACTTGAGGCAGAGCCCTTGGGGGTTCTCGTCGGATCGCTTGTACTCGTTCGGGCCTTCGCTCGCCGACCGGATCGTCAGCGTGTGGGTGCCGGCCGGCACGAGCGGCCGGTCGGCGGTGTCGATGCTGTCTGCCTGCGGTGCAATGTCGATCGTGAAATCCATCTCTTCGTTCTCCTGTTGTTGGGGTTCGTTCCGTTCAGACTCAAGTTCTCGCCGCCTCGTCAATCGTCTCGTGACGATGGGCGATCAGCGTCTCAAGTTGGTCGCGTTGCACGTGGGTCAACTTGCCCGCGGACACGGCGAGATCCGCCTCGTCAGAGATCGCGCTCAGTTCGGCCACCGTCGCCGCCTGGGTGACGCGGTCGCGCCAGCCGGCCTTCTTCCTATGGGCTTCGACCGTGGCGTTCTGCGGCTGTTGCTGCGTCACGCCGGGCTCGGCGGCAATCGCCGCGCCGCCCGCGAGCCAATCGGCGAGACGCTTGCCGGTCTCGACGCTGATGGGCTTCGGGTCGCCGCTGAACAGGCCCGTGCGATCCTTGCTGACCGTGGCGAAGTGCCCGTCGTGTATCAAATCAAGCACCGCCGTAAACTCGTACTCAAGCCCGTCGCGGGCTTCGAGCTTCATCCCGAGTTTCGCCACTTTTTTCCGCCCACCGTCCTCCACTTGCGCCGTCTCAGTTTTGCTGCGGCCCGTGCAGATCACGTGCGCCGGGCTTCGCAGGATCGCGTCAACGAACGCCCGCCAGCGTGGCGTGATGACCGAAAAGGCCGACCACGTGTTGCCGCGAAACTGGGCCTTGGCGATGTCGTCCACCAGTTCGAGGCAGCCGCCCTTGCCGCTCCAGCAATGCGTCACGCTGTCGATCACGATCACCTCATAGCCCGCGGCCTCGGCCGCCGTGATCGCCTCGATGTAGCGTTCCGGCGTGAAAGGCGGCTTGAGGTCGATCACGTCGAAGTCGTGGAGCGTGTCGTAGAGATCGCTCGATCCTTCCTCGGTGTCGATCACCACGGTCTTGCCGCCGAGTCCCTTCGCGAGCAGCAATGCCCCGTAGGTCTTGCCGCCGCCGCTGGGGCTGGTGAGTAGAAGTCGCAGTTTCGTGGCACTGCGGCGGGCCTTTCTGATGGCGATCATTCCGACCGCCATTGCCTGCAAGCAAAAAATCCAAAATATCGCGCTCATCGAGTCCCTTTCGTTCTGTCGTTTCCGTTTCTGAAAAAGCCGCTTTGCCCTCCTGGCTCCGCGGCACGTGCGTCCTTGCGTCAGGCGGTTCCACCGCCTCTCCTAGTCAGTGAATGAATCCCTCTTGCGTGCGTGCTTGGTGTTCACTGCTACGAATTGGGGGGATACGGTAAGCGGGGGG